ATGGACAAGTTTGAAAGTTTGAGCCACACGGCGTGGGACTGCAAATATCACGTGGTTTTTATACCGAAGCGTCGCAAGAAGCGGGTTTTCGGGGTGCTGCGTCGTAACTTTGGGGAGATGTTTCACGAATTGGCTTCGCACAAGGAGTCGAAGATCGTGGAGGGGCACATGATGGGCGTCCATGTGCATATGTGCTTGAGCATTCCGCCGAAGTACGCGGTCTCGAACGTGGTCGGATATTTGAAGGGGAAGAGCGCGATCCAGATTGCGCGGAAATTCGGCGGGCGGCAAAAGAACTTCACCGGCGAGCATTTCTGGGCCCGAGGGTGCTTCGTTTCTACGGTGGGGCTGGACGAGCACATGGTTCGCGCGTACATCCGAAACTAGGAAGAGAAAGACGAGCGTTACGACCAAATGAAGCTCGCCGTGGGGTAGGTTTCTTGGGCGCCTTTGAGGCGCTCACAATCTCAAGCCACCGGCTTTGCCGGTGGTGTCTGACCCTTCAGTCAGCGAGAAAGCTGTTTAGCAAGTTTCATCGTATGGGGTGGCGCGAAATCGCGCAATGAACGTTAGGCGCGGCTTGATTCGTCGCTGCTGTTCAGATACAGATCGATCAGCCTGGGCGCAAGAACGATGACTACCAAGGTTATTACGGTGGCGAACTCGGCGATCGTGGACATGGTGTTTCCTTTCTCGTAAATAAACTTTGTTTCTATGCGAGAAAGTCTATTGATTCGAGCGCCGCGTGTATGTCGCTTTATTGCAGGGGGTGTGTGCTTGAGTGTAACGCTTTATTACGAAATTCCTGCGGTGCTTGTAGCGCGGCGCGATATTTGGCATTGATTCGCGTGATATTTGACACCGCACGGCCGTTACAGCAGAAGAAATCTATTTACGAATTAACGCAGCTGCTATCAACCAGCCTAAACGCCTAAATCCTTCCAGAGCGACAACCTGTAAACAGACCCCTTGAGTCGGTCCTGCGGTGGGCTGTCGGGGGTGGTTCCAGCGTGAGCGGTCTTCACTTTCCAACCAAACCTACCCAGTACGCCACGCGTTGGCTTGAAAGGCCACAGGTAGCAGAATTCAACGACAGGGAAGCCTCGACCGCGCGCATCAGTGGCCACTGAGCATATGTAGGCCAGGGTGCGACTCGTCAATCAGGTCCGGACCGTAAAGCACGTCAACTGTGCTGCCGGTCACATCGCAGCCCGTGATATTCCGGCTCCAGTAGTTCGCGGGATTTCGCACAGCGGCCCAGATCCACATCGCTAGAAACGAGGGGTCGGAGAATGGTCGCGCCGTTTCAACATGATCAGTCCGGAAGGGGATGCCGATCGCGACCATAACCAGGCCGATGGCCGTCACTGGCAACCCACTCAGGAACACCGCGGTCGATTTAAGCCACCAGGACACGATAGGGGTAACCCGCCGTGTCAGGATAACCAAGACAACCCCAACTACCGCAGCGCAGATCGGAAGCGACCAGATCAAAAGGACGCGGAGAATCAACCCGATCATAGCTTCGGCTCGTCGGAGAATATCGGCGGCCAGTCGGCCTTAAAGTTGTAGACGGACGGATCAGCAGCGTTGTCCATCGCCGTCTTATGAGTCAACGCGGCATCGTCTATCGCGCAGCGTTGTGCAATGCCTGCGAGCAGGATCTGGCGGGCCAGCGCGGGAGTCATATCGACTCTGGCGCCATCCATCGTCCGCCAACCGACGCGCAAGACTGCGCTATCCGACATCCCCTGAGATGCGTTGATCAGGCTGTTGTATTCACCAACCGCTCGCTCGGTCGAGAGATACCAGTGATCACCAACCTTGACGCCACCCTCAAGTTGACGGCGGTCGCGCTCGGCCTTAATAGCTTCCCACTTAGCCGCTTTGATCTGCGCAATGTCAGGGGCTGGCGCGACATACGGGGCGACCGCGCCGTCCTTGACCATCATATGGTCTTGGCTACGCAGACCCCACTCCGCATCGGAGCAGGCATGGAGCATCGAAGCATCCGGCAGGATGTAGGCCATCACGTCGGTGTCGATCCATTGCAGGATGCGGCCGTTCGACGGGTCAAAATACGCGAATTTAGTGTTGTTCATTCTGAAACCCCTAATCAATACTCGATGATGACCAGACCTGGAGCACCAGCCCCACCGGTAGCACCGGCTGAAGTCAATGTCGTGTTGAGGCCGGCCGCATACACCCCACCAGCACCCGAGCCGCCAGAACCGTGCCCGCTGCCCCCCACCCCTTGAAACTGGGCGTTTCCAGTCTGCTGCCCCCGAACCGAGGGCCCTCCGGTACCAAATATCGAGGAAGCTCCCATGCCACTCGATGCCCCCTGCCCCACGGGCCCAGTATCCTGGCCATTAAACCCCGCCGGATATCCCACACCACCGACGGCGCCAGCCGTATAAACGCTATATTCCGATGCATTACCGGCGCCACCGCCGGAGCCACCGGTCAGCGTGACGAACACCCCGACGACGGTGTTCCCCCCCGCGCCGCCTACAGTATTCACTGCGCCCGCCGTTCCGCCTGCGCCGATTGTGATGGGAATCACTTCACCAGGTGTCACGGCATATTCCTGACAGATGATCGACTGGCCAGCGCCGCCACCACCCGCGCCGGAAATAATGTTCGGATCTCCCACGGTGGCATTACCACCACCACCACCGCCGCCAGCACAGGCGGAAACGTAAATAGTCGTTACGCCGGCCGGAACAGTGAAGCTGCCGTTCGAGGTGAAGCGCTGGACACCCTTAACCTTGGTAATCGCTCTTAATAATTGATCCAGCTGCGACTCATCCGGCGTCAATCCAGCCGCGACAATAACTGCCTCGATCTCGCGCATCGGATGCTCAATCGCCGCCGCAGGCACTGCACTTCCTTCAACACCCGACGACGGGTTACCGTCGATGTAAGGATCATTATCGGCGCCGCCGACTGGGGGGACGTATTGCATTTACGCTCCTTCGTAAGAAATAATGAGATTGGTGTGGGCCTGTTTCAGGCGCTTCAATCGGCATTCCAGATCCTCGGCGCGGGTGATCTTTCCGAGCAGGTCGCCGCATTGGCTCGCGCCGGCGCGGAAAGGTGTGTAGCGCGCTCCGGAAACGCGGACGCGCCAGGTGTGGCGGACCGAATGGCCACCATTCAGCACGTCACCGCACTTGCTCAAGCCGGTGATGAACGGTCGGAACTCATCGATCTCGATCTCGTAACCGAGGCGCGCAGCGAAGGCGATAAACCACGCGCGGCTGGCGCCGCCCTGTTGCGTGAGCACGGACACGACGTTCTGCCGGCGCTCGGCGAACGTGGTGGCCAGTTCGGCGCTGCAGGCGTCGGGCAGGCCGGCGACGCGTTCCCAGTCGGAGAGCAGCTCGAGGGCGGCGGCCGGGAGAGCTTCGCTGAGCAGTTGGTCAGAGCGCGCATCGACGCGCGCCAGTTCTTCGGCCAGGGCCGCGAGCAGCTTGGTGAGCAGCGCGTCGGGGCGGCGCGGCCAGGCATCCCCCAAGGGGAGCAAAGCCTGGAGTTGTTCCCGGTAGGCGTCGGCGGTCATACCCATGCGATGCTCCCGAAGGTAGCCATCTGGCCGACGGTCGGCGTGACATCAGCGGCGGGTGACACTAGTTGGTGATCCGTCTCGCCGGCGGCGAGCGAGATCGCCTCGCGCATGTGCGAGACGAGAATCTTTCCTTCTCCGTAACCGCCTTCCGGCTCAGCTTCACGCAACAGTAGATCGCGCAGGCTGGCTTCCACTGCCGCTTTAACGCTGGCGGTCGCCGGCACCAGGTGAATCTGGAAGGCGATCGGCGCGGCCACTGGTGCTACGACGAACAATTCCGCCGCGACCGGGCGGAGTTCGTCGATGTACGCCTGCACCGCGGCCACTTCGTTGGCATCCGGGATCAGACTGGCGTCGTTGTCGCGCACGAACCGAACGGTTACCGTGCCGTCGCCTTGTTCCTCCGGGTAGCACCAGGCGCGGGTAACGCCGGGCACTTCCTTGGCCCACGCCACATAATCAGCTTTCGAGCCGCCCATCGGTGGTTGCTGAATGCGCTCGAGCAGGCGCGCGCGCAGGCTGTCGTCGTCTTCGACGTCGGCGCCGCCAGTCAGGGCGCCCGCCGTTACTGTTGCGGCCGCATTAACGCCAGCGATCGGGGAATCCAGCGTCAAGGCGCTGCCGGCGTCCGCGTTCCCAGCCTGGCCGGCGACCTCAGCGACGATCGTCACGATGGCGGTACCGGCGGCGATCGTCACCTCGGTTTCAACGGCGTATGCCGCGCCGTCGGCGCGTTTGAATACCGTGCCAGCAGGAATCACCGCGCCGTTCGTGCCGGTGACCGTCGCCTGGCCGCTGGCATAAGCCACGGGAACGCGCCCGGCGGCCAGCCAGATATTGGCGTGGCGTTCAAGGATCTCGGCGTCAGCCGTGTCGGGCAGGATCTGCTTGGCCAGCCAATCGAGATAGCCGTACAGGCCGTGCGTCGCGCCGGCGTGGACGCGGGCCAGAACATTGAGGTTCGAGCGGCGCAGGCGGGCATCGGCCCCGGGCAGGCGGCTTTCGAGATCGGCGACGGCGCGTTCGATCAGGGTCGGAAGATCGGGACGATTAAAAGGCATGTCACATCGCGTTCCACAAGGTTTCAAAGCGGATCGGGGTCAGCGTCCCGTCCGGCCGGGTGATGCGGACGATCATCCCCATGACTTCATCACGGGGAATAAAGGTCTCGACCTCAACGGCCTTGGCCGCGCCATCCTCCACCAGCCAAGCCAGCGCCTCCTCAGCGTATTCCTTGGCATCATTCAGCGCCTGCTGCAACTGCTTGGCGGCACGCAACAGCCACAAGCGGCTGCCAAAACGATCATCATCGACTGACGGCCAAGCATCGGCCCACCAGCCGCGGCGGTCGGTCTGGCCGAGCGGCAGCACGTCATCATCCTTGGCGCGGGCATCCGAGAACAGCGAGAGGATAACCGCCGTCTCCAGGCCATCATCCGACGCGAGCAGCGCGTTCTCCAGCGCCAGATCAATGCCGTGTTCCAGGTCGATGAAGACCGTGCGCAAGTCGGTCATTCGCTGATCCTCATGGCCGCGCTGCCGGTCGCCGCATGGCCACAGCTGGCCAGATGGCCTTCGCGACAAACCGGAATGCCGTTGATGCGCACAAACGAACTGCCCTGGGCCATGACCGGGGCCGCGTGCGGCACGTCGCCATGACCCGCCACCGGATCGCCCAGGACCGACCACAGCGCGCCCTCGACGCGCACGAAATCCTGTAGCGCACCGATGATGACGCCGCCGGCGGTGTCGATGCCAATACGCGAGATTCCGTGCATATCAGGCCGCCTTTACCAGGTCGAACGCCGGCGCGGTGATCGTGATGCCCTCGGGCGTCAGGACGATCTTCGACTCGCCGGCAACGATCTCGATCTGCCGGCCGTTCTTGAAATGGATGCGATGCCCGTCGCTGGCCGTGTCCTCGTCGGTATAAACCACGGTCTCCCCCGCGGCGAGATCCGGACGGCCTGATCCGCGATCAGCGGTGGCCACCATCACCCCGTGGTCGCGATCGCCGCCCACCGAGAAATACACCCCCTCCGGCTTGAGGCGCGGGCGCGAGAAAAAACCGTGCTGATGCAGCAGTTCAATGCCTTCGCGGACTTCCCCGTCGAGCAGTTTCACCTGCACCGCCGGGATCTTCCCGGCATCACTGATCGCCGTGACCACGGCCCGGGCGACCATCAGGCGCACCCGCCGATTAAGCGGGGCCAGCATGCGGGAGAGGGACGTCCGGACGTCCATCAGAGGAAGCTCCAGTCTTTCACCTTCTCGCGCTTCTCGCGCTGTTCCTTGGTGCGCAGCTTGCCGAACAACTTCGACTGGGCCACGCCCTCGAGGAGCTGGAAGGATTCCGGCCGGGCGATCGCCAGCTCGGTCAGCGTGCCCTGGCGATCATCGAGCGAGTACACACAGCCGACGATCAGCAGCTCGGCGGGATTCGACAGCCAGAGCAGCGGCGAGGTCACCGGTACCAGCAGGTTCGGCTGCCACAACGCCCCATCGGGACGCTTCCAGCCCTGCACCGTGATCGACCCGCGCACACTGCGGCCGCGCCGGACATTGCGTTCCCACTCGGCGCGATCGCGCAGCGAGGTGTTCTCGCCATGACTCTCGGCCAGCACGATCAACGGGCGATGCCTGGTGATGATCTCATCCGCCACCGACGCCGCCGGGGCCGCATGTTCCGTCTCGCCGTTAGGGCCGAGCTTGCCGTAACCCTTGGCGGCGTAGGCGGAGAAACGCTCCTTCCAGGAGAACTCCGCGCGTGCCGCCTTGATGTTCTTCCCCTCGACCAGGGAGACACCGGCGATATCCTTGCCGGCGCGGGTAATCACCAGATCGCCGGACGGATTGCTGGTCAGCAGCAGGGCGCGCATGCGGGCCGCGCGTTCCAGACAGTCGAAGACGGTTTCGCCCTCTTGAATATTCCAGGAAGAAAACGCCTTACCCGTGTCCGCCTCGACCACCAGGCTGATGCCGTATTCCTTCAGCAGGTCGGTGGCCAGCTGCTCGATCTTGACGTTGTGCCACTGCCCGCTCTTGTGGATGGCGGAGCAATCAACCAGGTCGGCCGTCTTGTCGCGGCCCGAGACGCGGATCGTGTGCTTCTCGGCGTCGTAGTCCGGCGAGACGACATCCACCCAGCCGGTGATCACCACTTCGCCATCGAGAAACACCTGGCAAAACTGCCCGGGACGGATGGGCGTGGCCTGCGGCTCCCCCGGCCAGCGCTCGGTGATCTCCAGCTCGAAGGTGCCGGCCATCTGCTCGATCGAGCGCGACACGCGCACGGACTTCCAACCGCCGTAATAGACGCCGTTGATCTTGAGTTCGGCAATGCCGGAAGAGGAAGTCGAAGCCATGCAAGGAGGCTACCGGCAACCTCCCGCCAACCCAACTAAAGGGCTTTAAAACTCACCCGGTGATGATTTCCAGCGCCGTGCCGCCCGGCACGAAGCCCGGATGGCGGATCAACCGGCCGTTGCGGGCGATCAGTTCATCGGCCCGCGTCGCGTCGCCGTGGATGGCATAGGCCGCCACCAGTGCCGGCACGGTCGCCGGCAGCGTCGCCGACCCGACGCGTGGCGCATTGATCGAACGGGCGGTCAGGTCGCGCACCAAGGCGACACGCAACGCGGTCAGCGCTTGATAGACGTCCTCGGAGACGGCCTGCGGATCGGCGGCCGTCGGCACGATGCCGGCGGCTTCGTCATCCAGGCGATCGGCCAGATCGTCGCGCATGGCCACGGCCTGGTCGTACGTCGCGAACTCGGCGCGGCTGGCCACGCGCGCGCCTTCGATCAGCGCGGCCCGGCGGGTCAGCGCGGCTTGGGCCGCCTGGTTGGCCGCCTGGCGCTGGCGCGCCGGCGTGGTCGCCGACACCGACGGATACTCGCCGCCGTAGGAAAACAGCTTGCGGTAGGAGAGCAGCGCCGTAGACGGGCTCTGGGCCAGTGCCTTCAGCGAACCGATCAATCCAAGCACGCCCTGTGCATAGGCGGCCGGGGCGCGGATCAGGCTGGACAGGCTGCCCACCACGCCGCTCACCGCCGCCGTGTAGTCCGAAAGAATCGAAAGGTCCGGGACGAGATTCTTGCGGGCCGCCTCGAGGGCGGTCATCGCATTCTTGGCCATATCAAGGGCGCCGGCCTCGACGAAGTCGGCCACCTCATCGAGGGAGTACTCAACCGCGAAGTCCTCGGCGATCGCCGTGTTCGCCGCATCGGCCGCACTCTCCACGGCATCCTGCGTATCCTCGCGCGCCGACGGCTCGGCGTTCTCGCCGGCCTCGACAAAATCCAGGGAGAAGCGCGCCAGGCCGCCTTCCTCCGGCGACTCGGAGATCCGCGCCGGGCTGACCAGCGTGACGGTGCGCCGGCCGTAGTACGGATGCACCAGCACACCGGCGCCGGGCTGCTTCAGCGCGGCGATCAGCGCATCGCGGGCCGGCATGTAGTCCGGACCGATGATGATCGCTTCAATGGAGAATTGGTCTGCCTTAAGACCCAGATCCTCGGGATAGGCGTCGTCGCGCTGCGGGTATTCATGCAGCGCCACCCGCCGGCCGACCTGCGTCTGGTTGGATTTGACGCTGAACGGTACGCCACGGAACGAGGCGGGGCGCAGGCTGCGGCGCCAGGGGGCGATGTATTTGCTCATCGAGACGTCAATCCATCATCGTGAGACCGGCGTCGACATTGATCGGAATACGCGGATTGACCGTGATTCCGGACACCGACGACAAGCGGCCGTCCTGATCGATACGTACGCGGATCTCGCCCCCCACTTCTGCCTGGCGCAACTTCTCGGTCATCTCGATGGCACGGCGCGCTTCCTCGTTACCGAAGACGGCGAGTACACGGGCGATCGATCCACCGATCACGTCGGTCCCCCAGCCCTCCATGCGGGTTCCCTTCGCCAGCTTTTCCCCACCCCAGTTAACAAGCGATCCCGCACCGTAACCCACCGCGCCCGCTGCCGAAACTCCCGCCGCGGCCATTCCAAGTCCTGCAGCTGTCGTTCCCCAGGCGGACAACGGCAAGCCGCCCGCCAACACCGCCAACGTTTTCGCCCGACCCGCAACCTTTCCGGCATTTGCCGCAATCCCGCCGCCACCAACTGCCCCAGCGAGATCGGCCACACTGCCCCCCATTGTCGCTGGCCAATTGACCACAAAAACCGGGGTGACCCCGGCGGCGGCCTCCAACGCCTTGCCTTCAGCGACACCGGCGGCCGTCCCACCAAAACGCTTTGCCAACGCACCGATCGCCTTGCCGCCGTAACGCGCTGCACCAAAAATACCGAGCGCACCGGCCGCGCCGCCAACGAGGAGATCATTGCCATCGAGGCCGAGCCCGCCATTTTCCTTCTTGTCGAGCCCCCACTTGACGAGGTTCGTATAGGTCTCATTGATCGGTGACACAAAGGCATCGGCGGCTTTGCGCAGGTTGGCCTGCAGCCGTCCAGTCGCGTCAGACGCGTTATTAATCGCGGCTGGCAAATCGGCCTGCAGCGCACCTGATGCGTTCGTTATTGCCGTAGAGAACTCGCCGCCAATTTTATTCAACAGGTCGGTACCGAGCAGCGTACGCATTCCCTTGATCGTATCGAGGTCGGCCTTTCCGAACGCCATATTGATTGCCGCGTCGCGTTGTGCGTCCGTCTTCAGCTTGTCGTACTTGGCCTTGATTTCCTTCAGCACTTCAATCGGGTCGCGATGCTTGCCTGACTTGTCGTTGAAGTTGACGCCGGTCGCTTTCTGCGCGGCGTCACGATACGCCTGATTAGTGAACAAGCGCATCGTCGAATCGACCAGAGTTGCGAGCCGTTCCGGCTGCATCTCAACTTGTGATAATCCTTCAATGAACGCGAGCGTTTTATCGAAGCTGAATCCAGCTGAGGAAGCGTTCACTCCAACGCGCGCAAAGATGCTCGACAGATTTTCAAGTTCGGCATTCCCCAGTCGGCCGGCGACGGTCATCTTGTCGAGGAGCGTCAACGCCTGGTTGGGTTTCGACAAATCAAACTGAAAGGCGGTTGCTGCCACCGTAAGACCACTGGCCAGCGTATCCGCACTCGCGCCAGTTACTGCAACAGCCGTGTTTACACTATCAATGACCGGCAACGCCTGTTTGAAATTCAGCCCTGCCTGTACAGCTCTATTGAAGCCGCTCTGCAAATCGTCCACGTTCTGGCCTGTTTCTCCGGCCATACGGAACAGTTCCTGACGCAGCTTATCGACTTCAGCCCGAGACATCCCAGCCGTCTGGCCGATCTGTGTCAACCCCTTGTCCATGCGTGCCGATTGCGCCAGTGTGGCGACGGCGCCGACACTAACGCCCAGGGTGGCCAGTTGTCCCTGCAAGCTGGACAGCGCGCCCTTTAGCGACTCGAACTCGCGTTTTACACCGCCGACAAAGCGCTGCGTCCGTCCCTCGGCCTGGGTCAATCCGGCGACGAAGCGGGCCGAGTCGGCGTAGAGGCGCAGGGCGAGGGAAAGATCGCGATTACTCATGGATCAGTCTTGGCGGTGACGATGACGTTGATGTAGTGGTTGAATTCGGCGGGAGCCAAAGCGAGGATTTCGCTCCGGCTCCAACCCGTTTTCATGGCAAGCAGGAGCACCTGGTTCAGGAGGCCGCTTCGCTTGCCGGTTCGCCTTCCCCCATGTCGTCGACCTCCGACTGGGCCGCGCGAAGAATCCGCCAATCAACGGGCTTCAGGCGGCGGATCATGTTCAGAGTGAACGGACCTTCATAGGAGCCCACACGCAGGAGCTGACGTACCATCAACTGCGCGTTGAAATTGAGCGGCTTGGTGACGTCGGCCTCAGTCTCAGCGTCGAGAATGTCGTCGACGGTCGCCTCGCGCAATTCGAAGGTTTTATGCAAGTTGCCTTCGATCGTCATGCCGTGCCGGAGGGGGCCGATGATCCGACCGTCCTTGCAGACGAAGCCCAGTGGATGGAGTTTTCCGGACACGTCAGACCTCCTCGCAGGACATGGCTTCGAAACGCACTGCAATATCGCCCTTGTCCATTTCCAGCGCCTTGGCGCACCAAGCATTGCGCAGCACAAAACTCTTCTTGGTGTCGGTGTCGAACAACACCGGCACGTCAGTCATGTCTGCCAGTTCCTGCAACGAGGTGTTGGCGTCGTGCGCGATGGTGCATTCGACATACGGAACCGATGGCTTTTCCGTATAACCAAGCACCCCCGCGTCGCCCATGTTGGCGGTGCGCTCCATATTGCCGAAGCCCAGCTTGGCGCCTTCCTTTGTCGCCAGGCGTTTGCCAGCGACGGTGACAAAGGCGCGTCCCGTGTTGTGTCCCATGTCTTACCTCACAGAATGAATTGAACGGCAGCGGCGAAGACGTCGAACTGATTGACCACGTTCGGCGGCAGCACGGCATTGACGCGGCACTCGTCGGCTTCGGAGCGCAGCACCTGGATGTTTTCCTTGAAGTCGTCGAGATCCTCCAGCAGGCCGACGTATTCGAGCTGGGCCGCGGCGGCGATCAGCGTGTTCTTGATCAGCCGCGGCGTGGCAATCTTCTGCCCCGCGGCGATCCGCTCCAGGACGTCGTCGCCGGCCAGCTTGTGCGCCGGATAATCGCGCGCCACCGCGTAGCGGAAGATGTAGCGCATGTAATCGACCGTCCACTTGGTGTTCAGCTTCAGCAGCGAGCGATCGTCCATGCCGAAGCTGTTGGTCTGGTAGGTGGTCACCACCTGCTCGACGATCGCCGCGCCGGATTCGTCGAAGATGATCGTCGAGATCCCGTCGTGCAGCACCAGGTTGCGCTCGGTCATCGTCAGCCGGTCGGCCTCGGCGGGCGCCAGGACGTCCGGCAGCGCGATGCCGCGGAACGGCACGGCCGGATCGTTGCTGCCGCGGAATTCAACACCGGCAGCGGCCTGCGCGGCGATCACCCAGGGAAGCGACGGCGACTTGTTAAGGCCGAACACCGTGCTGTGCGGACTGTTTCGGGCGGAACCGTAGGTCGACAACCCGGCGGCGGTGCCGGCGGTAAAGGTGAACACGTGCCCGGCGCGCATGTCCATGCCGCCCCAGCGGCTCTGCAACTCGGTTTCCATCGCCGTCATGTTGGCCGTATCCGACCAGGGCATGACGATGCTGTAGTAGGCGCCGGTGCTCATCGCCGCGATCGCGGTGAGCACATCCGGATTGCCGGACCCGACGACGCCGGCGGCGATCGCGGCAGTAATGCCGGCGGGCATCGTCTCACCGCTGTAGTAGTTCCAGCGCACATCGATGCCGGCCGTCTCCGCTCCCTTGTGCCGCGCCGTCAGGGTAACCACGCCAGCCACCGCGGCGGCAGTCACCGGCAGATCGAGATCCGCATTGACCGCCGCGGCAATCGCCGTGGCGATCTCGGTCGGCGTCTGGCCGATGGAGATGCCGATGGCGAGGCGCTTGCCGCCGATGTACAAGAAAGGCGTGCCGGCCTCGGTCGGCGTGCCGGTGACCGTGACGGTGTAGGTCGAAGCCACGCCGGCAACCAGATCGTCGAGCGCCAGCGCCCACATCTCGGTGTAGGGATTGACCTTGATCGCCGCCGTGATCATCTGCGCCAGCATCGAACCGCGGCCGAAGAAATTAACGCCGTCTTCCTTGCGGGTAACGCGGGTCAGCAGACCGGCGGCGACGGTGCCGGTGGCCAGGCGCTGGCCGAGCAGCAGGATGCGCCGGGCCATCCCGGGCAGGCCGCGCACGGCCTTGGTATGGTCGATCTCGATGTACTGGCCGGGCACCCGCCAGTCGGTCGGGATGGTCAGGAAGGTAATGTTGTCGGGCATAGTGGGCTCCGGTGATCAGTGAAAGGGCGGCTCAGGCCTTGGCGGTCTTCTTGGCGGGCGCTGCCGGTTCTTCAACCGTGATGGCCGCCGTGTCGGTCAGCGTCACGTCGCCGTCGCGCTCGCGGCGCAGCCAGTAGCTGTTGCGATCCACCGGCTCGCCGGCGGGGTTGAGTTGTTTGCCGTTTTCGTGGCGAACGAGGACGCCTGCTTTAGGCGTGGCGAATACTTTTCCCATACTTTTTTACTCCTGCAGGGTGAGTTGATCGGAGAGTTCAGGCGTCGACGTGCTGTGATCCGGCGGCTCCTGCAGCCACTTGTTGTGCTCGCTCGCCGCCTGGTGAGGATCGACGTCGTAATCGGCGGCGAAGGTCTTGAAGTCGGCGAGGTCGGATTCCGAGACCGGGGCATCGACTCGCACCCTTCCGCCGAGGACGATCGACGCCGGTACGAAGCCTGCCTTGAAGAAGGCCGGATCGCGCAAGAAATCGACGGACACGGCGCGCCAGCCGCAGCTGGCGGTGATCGCGCCATCAATCAGCGACAGGCAGGAATCCACCAGGTCATAAAGGCCGATGGCCACGCCGTCGCCACGTTTCCCCTCGGCGATGTCGCGGGTTTGCCGAGCCAGCAACAGGATTTCGAAGCGCAGTTCGGCCAGGCCCGGCTCGATCATGCGAAACGGTGCGCTATCGACATACAGTGCGGGCGCTTCCAGGGAAAAATGACGGACCAGATCCGCTTCCGCCAGCTCCGGCAAGGGGCCGATGGTGCGCAACCGGCTCGCCAGCGCGGAACCGCGAAACAGCGTCAGCAACTCAGACTCGGCCTGGCGCAGCATCACAAGCCCCGATCCGAGCGACCGAACACCTTGGCCGAGGTGCTGATTTCAACAATCCCGCCGGTGGGCGCCGGCGTTTCTGCCTCGATGCCGAGCGCCGCCTTGCCGGCCGCGACGTTGCGCAGGAAGGCCACGGCCGCGTCATAGCGCTTCTGCACCGTTTCCGTCGCAATGTCGCCGCAAAGACAGTAGCGCGCGATGTCCCCGGTCAGCCGCTTGATGACGGCCGACGGCGTGGCCATCGGCACGCTATAGCGACTGGATAGGTAGCTGTCGATCTCCGACTGCGCATCGTCGATCGCCCGCGTCAAGGCGGCCAGGACGGCCGTTACCGCCTCGATGTCCGACGCCGACCAGGGCGACATGTCCGCGCCGTTCACGGCCGCTTGCAGCAGCCCCCCCGTGACCACGCGGGGCACGCTGAAATCGGCGATCTGCGCGAGCTCATCGGCGCCGAAACGCGCCAGCAGATCGGAAGGGAGCAGATAGGGCATTTACTCAGCCACCGGCAACACGTTGAGCAGCGGCTCCATCATGATCTGCTTGAGCTGCTCGTCGGAGAACTCGTCGACGGAGACCTTGACCTCCTCGGTCGGCCAGGCGCGCCCGCCGCGGCGGAAACCGGGAACCAGCGAGCGCACGACCAGATGCGTGACAACCAGGTTGTCGCCTTGCGCTGCGCCATCGTCCGTCGCCTTCTCATCCCCCTCGAGGGGAGATTCCTTCTCCTCTGCGGTCGAAGTTGCCGGAGGCGCGCTTTCTGTCTCGACGTGGGGAGCCGCTTGCGCGGCCCCCGTCGCCGACACTTCAGCGTTTTCCCCAGCGGTGGGCGCTGAAGTATTCGCGGGTTCGGTCGGGGTTGTGGCGGTCTTTGCTGCGGTTTTCTTGGAAGCCATGATCTCTCCTGGTGACTGAGGCAAATGCGGCAAACGCTGAATGAAGCCCCCTCCGGGGAAGGGACTGGGGTTAAGCGTTCGCGGTTAACCGAGCCAGGGATTAACGACCAGATTGACCGCCTTGTAGTTGGTGTTGGTCTCTCCAGCCGCCAGGTATTCCTTCATCAACACCGCTTCGGCCTCGGCGCGGCGACTCGGCCCGCACACCAGGTGCGTGGCCTGCACCGGCAACGGCGAACCGTCCGGGCGGCGCTGCGTTTCCAGCGCCAGGCGCGAGGCGGCAAACGCGGCCGCGTCGAGTGTCGCCTTCGACCCGTAAGCCAACTGGTGAAAGCCGAAGCCAGCGACGTGCCGCGCATCGACGCCGAAGAGGTACTGGCGGTCCATGAACACGTTCATGTCACTCGACTTGTTGAGGCTGACGAATTCGGCGGCGCGTCGATCCTGGAAGATCACCGGCTTCATGAAGTTGCGCGACAGATCCAGGAGGAACCACGGCGCCCCGGAACCGCCGCCCGTATTGCTCCAGGAGGTCTCCGCGCCGGCGGCGGTATAACCGACGTGATCGGTATCGAAGAAATACTGGCCGTCGAACCCCTTGGTGGCGAAGCCCGTCGGTAGCAGGCCCCATACCAGTTCATCCGGATGCCGGGCAACGATCTCGCCCTGCATCGAGAACATCGGTGCGTAGATCCCCAGCTTGTCATCTTCGATGTGGTTGCGGTCCACGCCGATGGTGTGCTCGTAATGCTTGTTCTTGAGCTGTGCGCCGGCGGATTCCAGATTATGGATGACGCGCTGGCCAACCCACTCGCGCATGCCGGGCAGTTCCTTCATCCATCCGTAGTTCTCGATGTCGGCAGACGACGGCACGCGCATGGCGACCAGATTCCAAGAGGGCGTCACCGAGCCGAAGCCCTGCATGAACGCGGCGTTGAAGCCCTGTTGCAGGGCGATGAGCGAAGCGGCAGTGATGATCATGATGTCTCCGTAATGAGAGGTTGATTACAGACCCAGCCCGACCTGGACCCAGACGCCGTCTGCATCGACGGCGACAATCTTCCCGGCGCGCGAGCGGGTGCTCGAACCGCTGGTCAGGGCTACGGTCTGGTCATCGACGATGTAGCAATCGACGCCGACGTCGTCCTGGGCGATCAGGTCGGTCGAGGCCGAGTTGGCGAACTTGAAGACGCCGCGCTTGACCCGCGCGATCGCATCGCCCGCCGCCACGGCCGTGGCGCTTTCAGTGAACACGCCGGCGGCCACAAGCCCTGTCGCCGTACGGCCGGGGGCGGCGTAGCCCGCGTCGATGACAGCCAGGCCGCCTTGAAAACAGGCCGTCGCAGCCTTGATCGGAAAATCGAACGTCTCGCCGATTCGCTCCTTGGTGTTACGCGCCGCAGTCAGAGCAGTCATTAATTACGCCTCCTTGTTGGCTTTGGTGAATTGATCGGCCGTCATACCCAGCGCGGCGATCACCTGTTTTTGTTCGGCCGAGAGCGCGGCCGTGCCTTCGGCGCCACCCTTGCCGCCCGTCTGCGTCTCGTTCGGCTTGACCACTGGCGTCGAGGCGTCGATCAGCGCCGAGAGCGCGGCGAAATCCTTCTTGCCGATCTCGCGCATCGTCGGCTCGGTCGCCGGGGTGATCTTGCCGGCGGCCTTGGCGTCCTCGATCAGCTTGTCGAGCTTGCCGCCGTCGAGCTCCGCCTGCAGCGCGGCGACCTTGGACGCCAGGCCGGCGTTTTCGCCCTGGAGCGCGGTGAGCGTCGCCATTGGCACGAACTTCGCCGGATCGGGCGTGGCAACCTGGGCCGTCAGCGCGGCGACGTTGGTCTTCAGCGCCGCGACGGCGGAAAGCGCCTCGGCCTCGGTTGCGGTTTCCTGCAAGCCAAGGGCGGCGAGCAGTCTCTTGAGCATCTCGTTCATCGAGTTCTCCTGTGGGTTGAGCGGGGAAAGAAAGAGTTCGGCGGCCAGGGCCGCAAGATCGGTGAGGCCATCCAGGCCGGGGTCATTGGTCAGGGCGGCGTGCAGCAATGTCTGGACGCGGCCGGTTTCGTCGTCGTAGGTGAAGACGGGGGAGACGTAGCGATACTGCTTGTCGGCGACCTGTTGCGCGGCCAGCGCCGTCCACTCGACACCAATGGCCCACAACCCGTCGCCGGGCCGCCATTCAAGCCGTTTCAACCAGCCGGCGGCGGGTGCCTGCGAGCCGTTCTTCTTGGCGTGCAGCGTGGCGTGTTCGTAGTCGATGACGCGGGCCGAGCCGCGGGCGGCCATCTCGGCGACCAGGCGGGCGCCGTCCTCGTCGGTGAGCACCCAGGCGCCGCATTCGACCGGGCGGCCGCTGCCGTCGCTCGACTTGAACGACCCCGCGGGCAACAGGCGAAAATCCTTCGGCGCGGCCGTGAGGTCTGCGACTTCGACGATCTCAACGCCCAAGGCGGCGACGGCGGTGTTGATGGCTGTGCGATTGCGTTTCATGCCCTGATGATGCCGGGCTGACGCAACGGGCTCACCTAAAGGGCTTTAGTATCGACGCGCTATCCCCGTCGGGATACTTTCTTCACTTTCAGGGGGAAGGATTCAATGATCACTCAAGAGAATGCCGCCGAGCTGGCACAAACCGTCATGGTCAACTACATCAAGGCATGCCGCTGTTCGAGCATGGCTGAAGTGAATGACGCCCTGGCGATTCTATCCGACGCCTGCGCAGACGGGCTCTGCGCGGCAGCGGGCACGAACAAGGCCGTGGAGCAATTGAAACAGTCCGCACGCGCTGTCCGCGAGCGACTTCCCGCCGTTGACTGGACAATGATCAATTCAACACAGCGCGCATTCAAGTATTTCCCCGTGCGTTGAGGCGCCCGGGGCGGGAAGGCGCCGCGAAGCCCCCCTCAATTTTTCTTTACTGCCGCCTTCTTTGGCGCGTCGAGCTTGCGCATCTGCTTTGCGGCCGACTTCAAGCGGCCTTTTACGGCCTTCAGGTCTTCTTCGAGCGGAAGATTCTCCGGCGCCACGCCACTCGATTTGAGCATGATGCCGCGCACCTCTTTCCCGACTTCCTGCGCTGTCGCGGAGAGTTGCTTGACCCCGGACGCGCCGACATTCTTGATCCGTTCCGCCGTCTGCGTAACCCGGAAAAGATTCGCTGCGAGTTCCGTCTTGCCCATGAAATCGTAGAGCGTCCGGCCCTTTTCCACCGGCGCACCCTTGCGCTCGACCAACTGCTGTAGCGACAGGTTGTACATGCCGCGAAAACCCGCATCCTTGAAGATGCCAAACTCCGTGGACTGCAGTCCGGCGTGGTGCGCCACCGCGCTCATGATCGACTCGCCGCCCTTGAGTTCCTCGCGCACCTCGATCCGTTCCAGCGCATCGCGCTGGATCTGCTGCTCGACCAGCGCGTCGGCGATTGCGGCCAGGACCGTCTTGGCTTGGGCCACCTGCGGCTTTTTCGAGTCCGCGTGCATGGTAACCAGGAAACAGGCAAAGCGCGTCAGCCGGAAGGTATCCACTTCCTTGCCGTCTTCAACAAAGGTGCCCGGAATGAACACTTCCGGTATCTGCACATTGAGCGCGGCGCAGGACGCCATCGCCTTGTTGATCACCTTCTGAAAGGACGACCAGGTCTCATAACCCAGCGCCGTCATGAACTCGTGGGCGATCCAGTAACGGACGCCGTTCTGCCGGGCGGCCTCCTCGAAGCGCTCAAGATTGAAGGTGTGCGGCATGATGGTTTCCCCGTAATCGTCGGCCGGCATTTTAACGCGCCGCCCCCGCTCCGGTCGATGCCGCCGCTTGCGCGATATTTGGCACAGGCGTAATATCAGCCGCACTAAACCTAAGGCGGAAGCTGCACCGACCAGCAGCGACTGCCGCCCACGCCCGTGGGCGTTGTTGTTTCAGAAGCATCCAATGGTCGGGTCGAGAGCGCCGAATACAACACCCTTCGGGGGAATGAGCGCCGGGTTCCTTAGGACCCAGTTGAGGCCCGACCGCCCGCACCGGCTACTAACCGGAGCGGGGCCATCAACTTAACCTAAGGAGGCCATCATGGCTGAGCAGCACCTCATCACCGCCGAGTTCTTCGGTTCCCCCGTTTCGATCATTGACCACGCCGGCAAGCACTGGCTGACCGCCGAACAGGCTGGCCGCTGCCTCGGCTACAACGAGGCCAATGCGGATCAATGAATTCGCAACCTGTACAACCGGCACGCCGACGAATTCACCGATACCGACACACGGCAACTCAATTTGAGTTGCCGTGACGGAAAGTCACGTCTAACTCGCATCTTCTCTGCCACCGGCTGCACCAAGCTCGGCTTCTTCGCCAACACGGCGCGCGCCAAGCAGTTCCGCGCCTGGGCGGCGCAGACGCTGGAGGCGTCCCCGGCGCCGGTCGCGCCCCCGGCCCCGCTGCCCGTGCTGCCGGGCCTGAAGATGACGCGGCAAAAAGAACGCCTTGCGCTGGAGATGTTCGTGGCCGGCAACGACATCGCCGCCACGGCCAAGGCCCTGGGGATTTCGCGGACCACCGCGAGCCTGGTGATCCACGGCAAGTACCAGTTCTCGCTCGGGTCCGGTGAGCCGGAATGCAGCCCGGAACTGATCGCCGCCGTGGCCGCGCGGCACCTGGCCGTCGAGCAGGAACGGCTGGCCGCGGCGCAGGAACGCGCGGCGCAGCGCTTCCTGATCGCCTCGAACAATCAGTCGCTGGCGATTGCGCTCGACGCGGTCGGCCGGCACTTGCTGCAAGCGCCAGCACTGGCGCTGACTGCACCGAAAGGGGGTGACGCATGAGCCGCGCCGACGTCCCCGATGTCCTGTATTCGTTAGCCAGCCGGCTGGGCGCGGTGCGCGCGGTGGTCTTCTCGGTCGATCAGGCGATCCCAGTCGGCGAGGCGGCCCGGCCGATATTGCGTGAACTGGAGACGGTGGGCCGGCTGATGGTGGCGGCGGACGAATTGCTGGCGCTGTGCGATGCCGACTGCGAGGCGCTGGAGATGGCATTTTTGGGAAAACCCGAAAAGAAAACGTCCTTCTCCCCGAGAGAGCGCCTATTGGGCGAAAGTTAACGCGGGGTTAACGCGGGGGTCTCTCCAATCTGGTACCCTTGTCGCCCCAGTCATGCAAAACACGCCCAGAGCGCGATTCTGTGGTTTTCGCCCCGGCCCCGCGCCGGGGTTTTTCATGGAGCCAGAAATCGCGCCAACAGATCGAGAGTGGTGCTGCGGTCCGAGGCCGAGAAGCCAAGGAAGGGGCGTGCGGGGATTTTTACGTTGCGGCCGCGTCCGGCCAGTCCGCCGAACTGGTGGACGGCGGCGCCGTTTTCCATTTCGCCGGCAAAGCGGTTGGTGCCGATGCTGACGCTGCTGCCCGCAACCTGGTAGTGGATGGTATCGGCCAGGACGCCGGTATCGACCAGCGGCTTCTTTCCGGCCAGCCGACGGCTGCCCTTGGCGGACAACCCGCCTTTCTTGGTGAAATTGCCTTTCGTGCTGTGCAGTATCCGGCGCAACACGCTGTCGGAATTTCCCGCCCAGCGCCGGCCCTCCGGCCCGGTGCTGGTTTGAAAACGTTGCTGGGTCGATTCGGCGAGCGCCTCGCCAATGCCTTGCAGCACGGGCGACGGGTTCTTCCCGCGGCGGATCAGCTGGCCCAGGCGGGCCAACACTTCATGGTCATCGACGGAAATGCGGAGCATGGTCTTTGTCTCGAGGCAGGGCTATACTGCAATCACCGGGGGGTTATCAGGCTGACTTGCCCAGGCCGAAAGGCTTGATGAGGTAACCAAGGTCGCCAACTTGGCCCCCGGATCAACGAATACGCACCGCCCCCTTGGGCGGTTTTTCTTTGGTATTGCGGAACAGCGTCAGCAGGTAGTTCTTGCCGCCGTCGGCGGTGCGCTTGATGGCGGCGCGATAGGCCTTTTCATCCGACCACAGGTAGATAAGCCGCTCATCGCCCTGGCGGTAGATCTGGCCGCTATCCAGCATTTGCTGGATCTTTCGATAGTCGGCCACGGTGATTTCCGGGTGCCGCGCTGCATGTTCCGCGGCACTGGCCTGCGAAAACGATACGACGCAGGTCTGGCTTTCGAGCAATGCTTGCGTTGCCTCGTCGAGCACGGCGACCGGGAACTCCCCTTCCACGCGACCGGACAGGAAGCGTTCAAACACCGGGGCCCCGCGCAACGTGGCGCAGTACTCGCGCGCGATCGGGCGAGCCGCTTTTTCCATCTTCTGACCGGTCGCCTGCAGCAGCGGAGCGACCTGCGCCCCAGGCGCATAGCCCCATCCCTTGTCGATTCCCGCCGGCGCACCGGTCGCTGGGGAAATGGCGTTCCAACCTTCCGGCGGGGCCGTGCTGTCGCCCTCGGCCGGACCGGCCGCGGCGGTGACGCGACAGCGGCAGCCCCAGCCGTTGGGGGGGTAATGGCTTTGCCAGAAGGCATCGTCCGCGGGCAAGGTCAGGCGCATGTCGCCCCAGCGTTTGTGCATCGGCCGCGGGCGCAGTACGCCGTCGTTGTGAATGTAACGCCAGTACGGAAACAGCTTTTTGAAGGCCGGATCGTTCATCTGCGCCCAGCGGGCGGCGGCATGGCTGCTGCGCAGGTTGGTTTCGTAGATGACCTTGGTGCGCCAGTCAAAACCGGCCTTGCTGCCTTCGCCCGTCCAGCCCTGCCAGCCGTGCCGGCCGACGATCTGCCGGAAATCCTTGCGGAAGGTGGCCAGCGTGGTGCCGGTGGCGATGGCCTTGTCGACGGCCTGGCGCAAATCGTCCAACAGATCCGCCTTCATCGCGCCGGCAACGACGAAGGCGCGGTCGTGCGCGGCGTGGCGAATATCGTCCCAGCGTTCGGTGGGCAGGTTCAGCTTCTGGCGGAAGAAGGTGATCTGCTCCTGGAAGGGCAGATCGAACCCGCCGTCGATTCCAACGCGAGGCATTATTTTCCGGCCAGCACTTCAGCGCGGCCGCGCAGGTCGATGACACTGAGCGCGGCCGCCATTACGCCGACCAATTCTTCGGCCGGCAGGCTGGCGTAACGCGCCAGCAGCATTTCGCGGAACTGTTCCAGGCTGTCTGCCGTGGCCAGCAGCTGCTCGATGTCATCGATCCAGCCGGCGAGCTGGGCGCCTGCGGCGTCAGCCAGCGCGGGCAGCAACCGGTCGGCGGTGTCCGGGGCCGGGACCAACGGGGCGGCACCGGACAGGGCTGCCAGCGCAGCCTTATCCGCCGGCGTGGCCTTGCCTGGCTCCGGGCGGAGTTCAGGGTTCAGCACGTTGGCCGGGGCAGCGATACGCAGGATCGGTTCCTTGTCGTCGGCCGGCTCGGGAATGCGCAGTTTGTCGTGTGCCCACGCGACCGGGATCTGCATGCCGACACCGACCAGCTCCGGCAGTGCCTCGGCGAAGAGCTTGATGTCCTCGGCCTCGCCGGTATCGAAGACGAAGCGCGGGCAACGGCGCAGGCCGTCGATGTTGCCGCGGTTGAGGGCGATGAGCGGGTAGAGCAGATCGCGCATGAGCGTGCCGGCGATCTCGCGGGCATCCGCCAGCAGGATGTCGTGGCGCACCTCCTTGTGCAGGTCGGCGTTGCCCGAGCCGATGCCTGTCGACTTGGCTTCCGCGCTCATGGTCTGGCCGAGAATAGTCTTGGAGATCGACCGTTCGGCCCAGTCGACCATCGCCAGGTGTGGCGTCGAGTCGCCGCCGCCGACGATCTTCTGCACTTCCAGCTCCATGTCCTGCGGCATGATGGCGCGGGCGTCGTGGCCCAGGGCCGTGACGGCGCGCATCAGGCTGGCCTTCTCCTCCTGGCTGGCGCCGGCGAAGTACTTGCCGAGGATGATCGGCAGGCCGAAGGTTTCCAGGAACTCGGCGAAGTCGCCGATCGCGTAGGCCTTGTACAGGAACGGCCAGGACAGCACGCGGTGCAGGCCGAGGCGGCCGAGGTAGCCGGTCTTGGCCTTGCCGTGGGTGTGGAAGACCCAGCCGAACGGCTGCAGCGGGGCCCCGTCAGCGGAGATGTCGCGCAAGCGGATCTCGCGGCGCGTGGAATCGAGACGGAACCACTCCTGGGGGCGCGGGAAGAAGGCCGGCAGCAGCTCGCCGCCGTCGCGCCGCCACTCCAGTTCGACGGGCGCGAAACCGTGGCCGACGCCGTCCATTAGCGCCAGGATCAGATCCTCGATCGGATCGACGGCATCTGTGAGGACTTCGGTCAGCCACTCGGCGTGCGCCTTTTCGGCGGCGCTGGCGTTACGCGGGGGCTCGATACTCCAGTCCAGGCCGAGCAGCGCCAGCTTGCGCTTGCCCATCTCGGCCGCCAGGTGCGCATCGCGCTCTTCCATGTCGGAGAACAGGCGGTGCTGCGCCCACAGGTCGCCGTTGTCGGCGTTGCGCAGCGTCGCCGCCAGGCGTGCCGGCGTTAATCCGTCCAGGTTGCTGGTCAGGTACTCGTTCTGCAGGCTGGACACGCGGGCGGTCTGCGGTTCCTTGAGGGCGCCCTTGTCGATGGGTTTGCCGTATTGGTCGACGATCTTGCTCACAACATTCTCCTGGAGGTACTGCCGGTGTCGTCATCGCTACCCGATCCGCGACGCGGGGCCGACTGGAAACCTTCGGTCGTGGCGATGCCTTCGGCGCGGCTGGCGGCGTAGGCGAGCAGGTAGGCCACGCCGGCGTCGCCGTGGCGTTGCTGGCCGTCCTGACCCTTGGTGCGGGTGTCCGGCAGCAGCGGGATACCCTTGATGACCTGAAAAGCGCGCAGATCGTCGAGGTGGTCGGCGTCGCGCACCAGTTCGGCGGTGCCGTCTTCCAGCGCGGCCTTGAACGGCGCGGTGTTGTCGCGGTACCAGGCTTGCGAGAGCATCACCGCCTCGATGCGCCCCTGACCCCACTTCTGCACGGCCTTCTCGGCGAGGTACTGGCCATTGCCGCGGGCGTCGAGCTTGCCGGCGAAGAGGCGCGGCAGGCGTTCGCCGATGTAGAACAGGGCTTCGCGCTGCTGGTCGAACGGGCAGTTCGAGAGTTCCAGGGCGAAGGCGAAGCGCCGGCGCAGGTTCTTGGCGACCTGGAACGGCAGCAGCACCGACAAGTCGCCGCTGCGCCCGAAGTCCATGCCGAAGCCGGAGCGCAGCTCGGGATCGAGCGTGGCCAGCACCGGGCGGACGTGGGTGTCCAGCCAGTCGCGCATTTCCGCGGTGCGCAGGTGTTCCGGCCACAGCGAGAAGTCGGAGGCCGGCGGTTTCCAGCGCAGCACCGGCGCATCGTGCATGCGCGCCTCGATCAGGGCACGGGAGAGCCAGGCGCCGCCGCTGTTGGTCGGCACGCAGTCGAGTTCTTCCTCGGCGGCCGCGCCGTACTGGTCGTAGATGCCTTGCACCCAGGCGTCGCGATCGGCAACCGTCGGCGTCTTGCCGGTGCGCAGGCAGACACGCTCGTACAGGCCGTCGGCGATCGCATCGCGGAAAGTAACGCGGTGCAGGCTGTAGGGCTTCTTGCCGGCGCGGATGTCGAGCACCAGCTGGTTGAACTCGTTCTCGGCGCCGTTGTGCGTGGTGATGACATGCACCTCGCCGCCCCAGATCAGCAGCGCCAGCGCGGCCTTGAGCAGTTCCTTCTGGTTCTGGTGGAAGGCGAACTCGTCGAGGATGACGCGGCCCTGCTTGCCGCGCAGGTTGCGCGGGGCGGAGGAGAGCGCCTCGATGCGCCAGCCGGACTGGAAGCGCAGGGTATAGACGAAGATCGACTTCTTCTCCTCGCCCTCGAACCAGACTTCCTCGCTCTCGGAGATGTCGCCGGCGGCCAGGCTGTAGGCCTTGGCGAACGAGGCGCAGTCGGCGATGAACTCCTTGGCCATGTCCTTCATGTAGCCGATGTAGAAGGCGTTCATGCCCGAGGCCGAGGCGGCGAGCAGTGCGGTGTCGGCGGCTTCGCCCCAGGAGAGGCCAATCCGGCGGGACTTCTCCATCACCTTGACCTGGGCGCGATCGGCGCACCAGCGCTGCTGGTACGGCAGCAGCGCCATCGGCGTGCGGGCTTCGCGGGCCTCGGTCGCGCCGTTGATCACTTGCCGACTCCGAGGATCTTGGCGCGGATCGCGTCGGCCGACTCGTCGGAGAGGCCGGTGGCCTTGTCGGAATCGACGGCGCCGGCGGCACGGGCGCGGGCGCGCAGCTCTTCGAGTGGTGCGGCGATCTGCAGCTTCCTGACCGTGGCGTAGCCTTCGAGCAGCTCGGCCAGCACCATGCCGCGAGCCGGGGCGGCGTTGCCGGCCCAGACGGCCAGCGCCTTCAAGGTGTCAATGGCGACGGCCTGTTCGGACGTTTCCGGCATGAACGACTTGGCCGCCACGCGCAGCTTGGACATGGTGTCGCCCAGCGAGGCCACGGCGTCGGCCGCGGCGGCCGGGTCTTCGATCTCGCCGACGCGCTCCAGGAGCGCCTCGCAGCGCATCAGTCCGGCAGCGATGATACGGCCCATCGCCTGCTCGATGCCGCCGCCGGCGACGATCAGGCTGGCGGCGCGGAACTTGTCCCAGTCGTCGCCATCCTTGCGCGCGGCGACGAACCAGTTGCGCGCCGTGGCATACGGCACGGCCACCTTGTCGGCGGCCGCTTCGAGGGGCAGTCCGCCGATGTAGGCGGTGCGTAGTTCGAGGCGCTTTTCAGGAGGGTGTGCCATTGCGCTTCTCCTCCTCGATCATTTTTAGGAGATCGGCTGGAATGCGCTTCAGCTCCTCAAGAAACAGCTTCACCAGCGCCCGATCATTGGCCGAGAGATCCTTCAGCCAAAAATCGTAAAAGCCTTGGAATCCTTTTACTTTGCCCGACATGTCTTTGATCAGGATGGCATGGGCGATCACCGAGACGGCACTTCTTTGGCTTTGGGATACCCTGGCCATCACGCCTCCCCGGGGAACTTCGCCCGCAGCGCGGCGACATCCTTGCCGCGCTCGGTGCATTGGGCGATCTCGCCGTTCCAGCGCACCAGGCCCATTTCGGCCAGCCAGCCAAGATCCGCGCGGATGAGATCGGCGCTGCAGGACAAGCCGTGGATCGTCTCCAGCTCGGACCGCAGGCGCGCTACGGTCAGCGCCGGTTCGAAGGCCAGCGTGGAGAGCAGCGATGCGCGCCGTCTCTTCTCCTGTTCGGTCATGGATTCATTCCTCGTTGGGTGATCTGGTTGAGGATCAGGCGCAGGGTGTCGGACTGGCCGCGGTTCTCGCCGACCAGCTGATTCACGGTCGCCGCCAACTCGTTGATCGACTCGTACACCTTGGCGATATCGGCGTGGCTGGGCGCCGCGTCAGCACCCGCCTTGAGGCCGGTGACGGCCTTGCCCAGATCGTCGACTTCGTTGGCCAGCTGCGTGACGCGCTCGTTGGTCTTGTCGCTGCGCTTCTCCAGGTACAGCCAACAGCCGAGGGCAAAGGTGCCGAGCATGTTGACGGCCTGCAGCCAGGTCTTGAGCGTTTCGAGATCCACTGTGTTTTTTTCCCTTCAGGATCGGATAAAGGTGACACCGGCCCGTTCCAGGTCGGCCTGGCAATCGACGCAGGTCTGCACGCCCGGCAGCGCACGGCGGCGCGCCTCGGGAATCGGCCCTTCGCACACGCGGCAGACGAGGGCGGAGTCATCGACGGTCTTGCCGTCCAGCCCGGCACGGCGGGCCTGCTCGGCCAGGGTATCGGCGCGGTCTTGTTCTTCGCGCTCGGTGGCGCGGTCAAATAAATCAGTCATATGACACGGCTGCGTTGTACGTTGATGACGCCTTCAGCGGCGCCGGCATTGGGGGCGGACAGCTCCCAGCGGTAGGCCCACAGGCCGTGTACGGTGAGCGGGATGTCGGCGTGGTAGTTGCCCAGGCCGTCGCGCACGATCGTGGCGTCGGCGCCGTAGGTGCTGGCGGTAACGCTGCCGGCAGCGGATTTAACGCGCAGCACGAGGCCGCCGGGATCGGCGATCGCTCCGGCGATATCGGCGACGCGCAAGCTGATGCGGGCGACTTGTCCGACGAGGTAGGCGGCTTCAGACATGCGACACCTGGTGCGTAAGGGTGGTGAGCGGACGGGCGGCAACGCCCAGCCGTGCCGCGGGGGTATCGCTGCAGGCCAGGCTGGTTACCGGCCGGACGGACGCGGTGAGGCGGTACAGGTCTGCGCGGGACCACGCCGCCTTGAATTGCGCTCTGCCGCTTTGCCAGGCCGGGACGAACTGCGCCTTCATCATGTGATGCTATCCTCGTTTGACAGGGCGAGGCCAAGCCGCTCCAGCGCCGCGTGGGGCGGCTGTGCGGAGACATCGACGGCGGAAAACAGTCGCACGATGTCGTCGTAACTCACTGCCATCCCGGCGTCGTGCGCGAGCGTGCAGACGTGATCGGGATGACCGGCGAGCGGAGCGTCGGTCACGTCGACAGATAACAGCGGCAGCAGGTCGGCAAACGCGTCCTCGATCAGCCCGGATGAAATCCAGTGCGTCGGCGGGTAGTCGCCGGTGGGCGACAAAGGCGTAGTGAACATGCCCGATCCGCCTTCCCCGGCCAGCGTGGCGCAGAGGGATCGAGCCAAATCGACGTGATCAACTGGCACGATCATGCAGCGATGGACCCATCTCATAGCGTGACTCCTGATTTGTAGGCGAGGTATTTTTCAGCGGGGGTGAGGTGGTTATCGTCGGTTTGTGCGCCTCGCACGATCAGGCCGTAGAGGTGGCCTTTAAACGGAATCGATGCGCCATTACGGCGTCCGATGTAGAGCGGATAGTTGCCGAAGTTTCCGGTGCCTTGGTCGATTGTCCACTCTGTCGCAGCCGTCGATCCATTCACGCGCAGCAGAGACTGATCGCCAGAGATATTTCCGATGCCCGTCAATACGGCGGTTTGTGTGGTCGGATAGGTTCTGGGCGATACCACGGCAAATGCCCCGTCAACCGTGCCGCGCGATCCAAATAGATATTGATTGGTCCCGCCAGCTGGCGCATACAGAGAGAACGCCCCGGCATTGGCTAATCGGTCGGCTGATAGTTCCACCACGATCCCTGCCGCCGCATCGCTGTTTTTCTGCACGCCAGCCAACACCGTCATTTTGTCGGTGGCAGTGAAATCGATGGACCCGGTTGACAGGTAGTCATCTACACCGTCGAACGACAAATAATATTTACCGGACGAATCCTGCTGTAGCGTGGGTCGGCTGGCCGCGGTCAGTTGTCGTGCCGCCGGGGCGTAGGCGGTGATTTCGAAATCGAATACGTCGATATATTCGTCTGCTGCACCGAACATGTAGAAGCCGAATAGATATGGCACCCATCCGTAGCTGTTGGGGGTAATTGGCGCAGCCGTGTAATTTATTGCGACGGTATTTCTCGTGAGGGCGGACGTACTGGGGATTTCGCCAAACCAGAGGGGGTTTACGTCCCGCCATTTGTAATATGGCTCACCGGAAAATCTGGATGCGTTGTTCGTTTTTGATTTGACTGAATATTTGAAATGAACAACGCAGCCAGGCGGCAGTGAATATGCGTTCGCCCTCGGAGCAAACCCCACATAGGTACTTGTGGAATTGCGCGTGATGCGCACTGTCCCGTCGGCCAATTGAACAGCGGTTGGAGTGCCTGCGGAAGCACTGTTATAGCCGGTCCATTTGGCGTTATCTAACAGGTCTGCTTTCGTGATTTTGAAAATCTCGGCTCTACGCGCATCCAGTATCAGCCCTACCGGCTGACCAACCGCCGTCACGGGCGTCGTCCCGTAGGCGTCCTGAAACAGCGTTGACAGGTCGCTGGGGTCATACCAAGCCCCTTGCTCACCAGCCGAGAACAGCGTCTTGACCATGCTGGACAGCCCGGTCAGCGGAGAGAAAGCGGGGATCATGCCGTTTGCCCTGCGACAATCGCCGTATCGGCAGCGGGCGCAAACACGGTCAGCGCGGCATACTGCCCGGCGGTCTTGAGCATCCCGCCGAATCCTACGACTGTCGATCCGGCCCCGGCCACCAGACTGATTTGACCGGCCCCCCCCTGCACGATCATGCACGAAAACGCCACGGGCAGAGCCGCCGTAGTGATCGTGACCGCCGCCGCGGCGGTGCAGTAGAGCAGCCAGCCGTCATCCTCCGCAGAGAGCGTATAGGCTGTGCCAGCAATGGTCTTCACGCCGAGCAGCGCTCCCATCGGGCCTTGCGGCCCCTGTGGGCCGGGGGCTCCGTCTGCTCCAGCAGGACCAGTTTCTCCGGGGTCGCCTTGCGGCCCCTGTGGGCCGGGGGCTCCGTCGGGTCCGGCGGGTCCGTCGGCTCCGTCTGCTCCAGCCGGGAGCGTCAGGTCGAGCACCTGCGCTCCCGGCTGCCCGGTGATGGTTGCGCCCGCAGTCGTGCCCGGTGGCGCCGTGGTGACCGTGCCGATGGTGAGGCGCGAGGCGTCTGCCGCCGCTGTCGCGGAGGCTTCGGCTTGTGCGGCGGATTCATCGGCACTGGCACGCGAGAGCGCGGCCGATTCGGCAGCAGTTTGCGCCGATTCGGCGTCCGCTCCGGTCTGGAGTCTGTCGGCAGCGGTGGCAAGGCGATCGTCTGCGGTGGCGGCGCGATCCAGCGCGGTCTGCGCTTTGTCCTGCGCGGTGCTTTCTGCCGCGACCTGTGCCAGCATGGCTTGATGTACGGCAATCGCCGCCGAGGCCGATGCATCGGATTCGGCGATGTAGCCGAGGGGAATCCCCGAGACAACCTCCGATGTTTCAACGACCCCGGCGAAGACCAGCGCCTCTTGCGGGGATTGGGCGTCGGGCAGGTAGAGCAGCAAAAATCCGGGGGCGCCAACAGACAGCGCGGAGACGCTGGATAAATCGAGGCTAAGCGTACCCGTCGCATCGGTGCTCGCGCCGACGGTCTTGCCCGCCGGGGAGGCGATTTGAGAGGGGTCAGTGGAGTCCCACCAGCAGGCGGTGATGCCGAGTAACGACGCTCGTGGGATGCGGCCGTTAAACAGTTGCAGACGGAGGCCGATCATTAAGCTCTAACCTCCAGCAGCGGCGGCACGGCCAGCGCGGCGACGACGTCGTCGGGCGCGGGGATCGAGGGCAAATAGCGCGGCCGCCAGCCGGCCTGCAGCCACAGGGTGGCAGAGAGCGCCGAGCAGATCTTCAGGGCGTTGTCGTGAGGCGGAAGCGGCACGCCGAGCAGCCGGTTGAGCGCGATGCGCACGAGATCCATGACGTCGTAGCCGATCGGCGCGCCCAGGGTCTCCCAGATCGCCGCCTCGATCGACAGGCCGATCTCCGGCGGGGAGAGGAAGACGTCGAAATCGGTTCCGGCGTACTGCGAGAGCGGCGTGAGGAACGCGCCGCTGGCCTTGGCTTCGGCGACCACCAGGCGGCGGTGCGCGCCGGCGCCGCACCACAGGGCGATGGCGGTGTGCGTATAGGGAGAACCGGTCACCCAGCGCGTCAGGACAGGCAGGAAGCCGTGCTTCTTGCGCAGGGCGATCAGGTCGCCGGTGCGGATCAGGTCGCGGGCGTCAGCGTAGCGCATCAGTGGCCTCCAGCCAGTCGAGCAGCGCCTGATGCCGGTCCCGGCATTGGTGATACGCCTTGGCCGTCAGGATGTGGTTGGTCAGCAGATCCGTCAGCGCGCCGCTCTCCGGCGGCGACAGCGGCGGACACGGCTCCAGGTGCGTCGCCGGCGGCAACAGCTTCGGCGCCTGCATTGGCACGGGTCCAGAGGCGCAGGCCGTCAGCATCGAGGCGGCAAGCGTCAGCCACAGGATGGGTTTGCGCATAAAGAATCGCTCCCTGGGTGATGCCGTTGAAAAGGATATCGGTGGCGCTGGAGCGCTGGACGGCCGCGCGTTCGGCGAGTTGGCCGGCGGTGGCCTTCTGGTCGTGCTGGTCGACGGCGGCGACCAGGGCGGATTTCTCGCGTGCCTGCTGGTCTTGTCGTTCATCGGCCCTGCCGAGAAAGTAGCCGCCGATGGCCAGGACGAAACAGACCAGCAGCTCGAAAAGGATGCGCTGGGCGGTCATTGGGTTTTTTCCGGCGTGTTCTGATGCACGATGCGCGCGGCGATGACCAGGATCGCCGCCCACTTGACCCAACCTTCCGGCAGGTAGGTGCGCACGGCCGGCAGGTAGTCGTAGGCGGTGGCCAGCAGCGCCGTCGCCGCGGCGAGTTGCACCGAGAGGAAACGCCAGGCGCTGCGCCAGTCGGGGATGAGTTTCACGGCGCGTCTCCCGGGGGCTGCATGCCGGATTCCAGCCATTTGGCGACGTCGAAGCACGGGCAGGTCTTGAGCCATTCGAACGGCTCGACGATGCCGTTCTTGTTCTGATCGGGCGAGAGGTCGCGGTGGCCGACGATGCGGGCCGCCGGATAGGTCTTGCGCAGCGTGCCGATCAGCTCGGCCAGGGAGTTCCACTGGTCCGTGGTGAATTGGTCGGTGCCGACCAGGCAGATGCCGAGGCTCTTCTGGTTGAAGCCGGCGACGTGCGCGCCGACTTCTTCGACACTGCGCCCGGTGGCGATGCCGCCGTTTCGGTAGATGACGAAGTGGTAGCCGATGGCGGCGAGTTCCGGGTTGAAGCGCTGCCGGGCTTCCGGCGCACGATGGAAACCGCGCTTGGCGTGCCAGCCGTCAATAACCTGGGCTGGGGGAAGGAATCCCGGTGTGCCGGGCGAGCCGCGGAACAGCCCGTCGCTGTTGGGCGAGGCGCTGCAGTGGATGACGATGAGAGTGATGGGGCGCATGCGCACAGGCTACGTGCGCGCGCGATGCTGATCAGCTAAAGGGCTTTAAAGAAAACGCCTCAGCTGTGCGTGTTCTTGGCACCCAGACGCTACTTGGCTTGAATATAGGCGTTGGAGACTTTTGACTCGGAATCCGTGCAGACAGAAATGCAGGGGGATTTTGCTATTGATACTTCAGTCCAGACATCGAAGCGGCAGATGTGTCCAGAAGCGTGGTATTTGAACGGGATCGATTCTGGACGATCGGAAACCTTCAGCGCAACAGAAACGACCTCTTTCCATCCGCGTTCACGCTGGTCCGTAAGGCTCGCGGCACGAATTGCAACCGCTTCAATCTGTTTCAGATCTCCCCAATAACGCCCGATGCCAGGGCACGCGGTTATCAAGGTGGCAATCCCGTTGGCAGCGGCCTTCTGGTCGCCGGCACTCATGCCGTCAACTTTCTTGAATACCAGTTCCTTCCCCGAGTTTCCGCAGGCGGAAAGCAGCAATGCGATTACGCAGAACAGAACTGATCTTTTCATCACATCTCCTTAAAAGAGCGCCCCCTGCCGTTTCTTGATCAACTCGGCTCGCACGGCCTTGACGATCTGGTAGATGCGCATCACGGATCGATCATACTCTTTCGCCAATTCCACGTGGTTATGCCCGTTGAAACGCTCGAAAATCTCCAGGTCGCGCCGGGAGAAGTCGTAGACGACGCCTTTCGGCATGTAGAGCGGCTGGCCACCCCAGTGCTCGCGGATATGTTCTGCGGCGGCAAATCCGATGTCTGCTGCCTTCTCGGGGTCGACGCCGTGTTCGCTGAGCTTGAGCGCGACCTGGTCGGCCAGGTCGGCAAGCAGTTCGGGGTATTCCGTGGCTTTCGACATGCGTCAGGCTCCGATCTTTCGCGCCCACGATTCGAGGATCTTGATGATCGTCATCAGTTCGTCGGCGGCGCAGGTTTCCAGGGGTTTCACGACCTTTCCGGCGACCTCCGGCGAGTTCAAGCCGGCCGCCTGGCGGGCGATGCCTTCGACCCAGACTTTGGGCATGACTTTGACGGGTGGGGTCTGCAGCGCACCGATCTTCTCCGCGCAGCGGTAGATCTTCTTGCCCAGCGCCTGGCGTTCGCCCGTTAACTTGAAGACAAAACCCCATTCATTAACGCGCTTGCGGGGCAATGATTCAGGCGCGCCCAGGCGTTGCAGTTCGGCCAGCACGGCATCAGCGGCGTCCTGCGTCATCAGGGCTGTGCTCGATGTCACCCCGGCGACGCGCTTCAACAGCGCGCGGTAGGTGGCTTCGTCAAGCCCGAGCTGGCCCTGCTTGATCTTGATGGATTGGCGCTTCTTCTTGAGGCGGTCGTGGTAGCGGGTGGCGGCGGAGACGGTCATGATTATGCCTCCGTAGCCGGCACGATTTCCACCGATTCGCAGACGCGGCACAGGTGGTTGATCGCAGCTTTACCGCTCGGCCAGGAGATGTCGTAGGTGACGAAGGTCTTGTTGTAGTACGGGTCTTTGGCGACCGCGCGTTTGCCAAAAATCTTCTCCATCTTGGCTTTGAAACTGGGTGTGCAGGCCAGACGCGTCTTCTTGTTCAGAAACTTCTGCTCCGGAAACTCTTTGCTGCCTAAGCTCCACTCGCCGCCCCATTGGCCGTTGATGTACGTAACGATACGGAACACAAGCGGTTTGGCCTGTTCCACGACCAGCGCGATGCGATAGCCGTCGCAGATCAAATGAACCCTGCCCCAGGGCGATGTCAGATCGGCGATCAGCGTGTCTTTCTGTTCTTTCGTGAGTTTCATCGTGCGTTCCTCCTGTCGGCTTGCCGGATGGCCCTGTTGCCAAGGCCATCGAGCCAGACGACTACTTGGCGACGGCGTCCTTCAACGCCTTGGCGGCCGAGAAGGCCGGCACGCGCCGGGCCGGGATCTGGATTTCTTCCCCAGTGGCCGGGTTGCGCCCGGTGCGCGCTCCGCGGTCCTTGACACCGAGCTTGCCGAGGCCCGGCAGCGCGACTTCGCCGCCCTCGAACAGTTCGGCGGCGATCACGTCGGCGGTGGTCTTGAGCACGGCCTCGACGGTCTTTTTCGATTCGCCGGAGACGCTGGCGACGGTGAGGATGAGTTGTTGTTGGTTCATGGGTTTGCTCCTTTCTGAGCGGGTTTGGAAGGGTTTAATCGGGTTGAGTCGGTTTAAGGCTGATCGGCCAGATAGACCTCGAAGGTCTCGGTGATGTGGTTGTAGAAGACCTCGTCGACGCGGTGGTAGTCGTTGCACGCCCACGGCGCCATCAGGAACATCCCCGCCACCGGCGTGAAGGGGATGCGCCCTTGGGCGGAGCGCGTACCGTCCTTGTTGCACAGAAGGATGGCGAACATCACGCGACGTTCCCGGCCGGCACGGGCAGTTCGGCCCAGTGCGTGACATCGATTGCGATGGCATCGACGGAGAACCACATCTCGCCGTTGTGAAAGCCCATCCAGACCGGTTCATCGTTATTCCGCAGGGAAACCAGCACCGTGGTGTCTGAGTCCGGCAGGGCCGTGTCGACGCTGATCCAGTTCACCAACGACAGATCCTTCACGGAGACGCCTTCCAGGATCTGTTCCGCCCGTTCGATGTACGGATCGAGCGGTTCGCGGTCGATGCGGTTGTCCATGCAGTCGGTGAAGAGATCGATGGTCTCGACGAGATCGCGCAGGGCGTGCGCCAGCAGTTGTTCGCGGGTCACCACGCCTCCTCCTTCATCTCACCGCCCAGCGCCTCGACCAGATCGGTCAGCATCTTCGCCAGCTCGCCGGTCATCAGCGCGAATTCGCTATCGAAGCGTTCGTCCTCGTTTTCGGCCTGGCCTTCCGCCGCTTCCTTGAGGATGTCCAGGAACGCTAGCCGCTTGAGCCGCAAGGTGTCCGTGAGGACGAACGAGATCTTGTCGGCCCAGGTCATGCCGAGCCGGGTGGCGACCTTGCCGGCGGCGATGTGCTCCGGAATGTCATCGCCATCGAGCGCGTGTTTGGCATAGCGCATGGTCGCGCGTTCGGCCGACTGCAGCTCGGTGTCCTGGTCGATCGTGAATCCCGCGGGCGCCTCGCCGTCGGCAAGCCAGCCGGTCATGGCCGAGACCGGGGACTGAACCACCTTGACGGGCTGGATTTGCAACGGACAGCCGGTCTTGTGCAGCTGATCGATCAGTTCGTCGGCCTGCGTCGGGGAGGCAGCATCGATGACCAGCCAGCCATTGACCGGATCAATCCAGGCCAAGGTCCGGTACCGGCGGATGAAGGCCTGCGGCAGCAGTGTCTTGAACGCTTCGTCCTGCAGCTCGCGGAATTCCCGGCGACCGACGCGCCGGCCTTGTTCGCTTTCGATCGCTTCCTGGCGCTCCTGGGCGCGCTGCCGGACCACGGACGCCGGCAGAAGCCGCTTTTCGACGCCCAGGGCGATCAGCCACTGCCGGTTCGCGGCGTGAATGAAGGCGCCCCCTTCGCGGGGAGGAATCCAGCCGATACTGGCAATCTCCGCGCCATTGCAGGGCTGCAGGGCGTTGTCGGCGAGCCGGGCTTCAACAACGTCGAACGCAGCATCAACGCCAAAGCGGAAAATCTGAAGGTTCTTGAACCACATCATGCCACCTCCGTCAGTTCGGTCTCGAACGGCGTGACAAAGAAGTCCTCGCCCTGGCTGATGCTGATGCCGGCCACGTGCGCGACGGCCTCCGGCTCGTTAAGAATGGCTTCCTTGTTAACCTCCTCTTTCTCGCGGATGAAGCGCTTGAGGCCCAGCCGGCGCAGGAGGTCGAGCACCGCCTCGGCGCCAGTCACGCGCACCGACGGCGGCCGGGTGCGCCAGCCGATCTCGCCGGTGGTCAGCTGCGCGCTCTTGATCTTGCCGTTGTTGGTCAGCGCGTCGCGGTTGGCTTCGCACCAGACCTGCACGCCCTGCGTCAACGCGTTGATACGCTCGCGGCGCGGTTCGGCGATGGTCTCGAACTCTTCCTTGACCCTGGCCAGCGTGTCGTTCATGTCGGCCTGGGTGCGTGCCAGGTCGCGGTTGAGGGCGCCGATCTCGGCGATTGCGGCCGCGACTTGTTCGCGGGTCTGCGGAATGGCGATGGCGGCAGCGGTTTTCTTGATGCGGGTGGATTTGGTAGCCATAGGGGTCTCCGTAAAAAAAGGGGTTAATAAGGGGCGAAGGGGCTGATCGACAGGCGGGCGCAGCGCGGACACAGCCGGTTCTGCGGCCCGACCGAGGCAAAGGTTTTGCCGCAGCACAGGCAGGTGCGCGGCTTGCGGGCGTTGGCCCGGCGGATCGATTCCACGCAGGCATGGACGGCATTGGTGGAGCGGTTCAGCGCGTCGCCGATCTGCTGCAGCGTCTGCCCGGCGCAGCGCATCTTCCAGGCGGTTTGCCGGTCTTCCGGCGTCCAGGCACGGCGCGTCATGGCCGCCCCGCCACGATCCAGGCCAGCCGCCACGAGTAGCGCAGGGCGGTTTTGAAGCGCACGGCACGGCAGAGCCGCGGCACAAAAGACATCAGGCGCATGCGACCTCCTCCCAGAGGATGTCGCAGCCGTGACGCTGGGCGATCCACAGAAAGACAGTCAGCGCGCCGTCGTGCCGCCGGCCGATGTTGGCGCAGTCGTCCTTGCACAGGATGTGCAGCCGCGGCGACGGGGCGACGGTGATTTCCGGTCGGCAACGGCGCCGGCGCATCGACACGCTGATCACCGCGAAGCCTTCGCCGACCAGCCAGTGCAGGCAGCGACGGAGGTTGTCCAGGTGCTGGTCGAGTTCGGCCAGCGCGGCGGCCCGTCTGTCTGGCGCAGGTTTGGTTGGAGCGTCTGGCGACGGAGATAAGGCAATAACGGCACTCATGATTTCACCGTTGATTGGCATGAGTACAGTGCTGCGACGTGGAATTCTTCGCCGTCCGGCAAGACAACGCGATAACCTCTCAGAATCGCCCGAGCAACGCTTGCCAGCGAGGAATAGTTGGCTCGATTCGCTGATCCCCGCAGGTGGATCAGCGCGGCATTCCAGGCATCCACATCAAATTCTCCCGACGGGAGACCGAGACCGCCGAGCGCGCTATAAACGTCGATGGAGCACACCAGCTCGGCGCCGTCGAGCATTATTTCAAAGTTGTAGTGTGCGGACGGGTTCGGCTGCAGTTCGTCTTGGTCGCACCCATAGGCATACGCGATACGGTTCCCGTAGAAGTCGGGCTCCTTACCAATGCGGCGCAGGGCCGATGTTTCTGCTGATAGCATCATGATTTCACCTCCGGTTTGTGCGGACAGGTCTGGCAGGCCAGCCACTGGGTTTCGGCATCGGGGAAGCCGTGCGGGCGCGGGCGCAAGGCGATGCGCCGGCAGTGCTCGGGCGGCTTTTCGGCGCCATCGACCGGGCAGATGCGCAGGTCGTAGCGCTTGAGGATGGCGGCTTCGATGGGCTGCCGGTCGGCCGGGTACTTGTTCGCGAGGTACAGCGACACGGCGGTCCGGCTGTAGCCGATCTCTGCGGCCATCGTTTTTTTGGTGACGCCGCGGGCCAGCTGCGCCTGCAGGAGGTCAAACGCGCGCGTCATCGCTGTCCTCCTCCTTCGCTTCCTGCATCGGCAGCACCAGATCGGAGTTCGGGTCATACACTACCCGGGCGCGCGGGCGCACCACCGGCGCCTTCGGCCCAAGGTCCATGACCCGCGTCCACACCACACGCCCGCGGCTTTGCCGCGCCGGCTGGCGTTTTTCCAGACGGACGATGACGCCGGCGCGCTCCAGTCCGGCGATGTACTTATAGGCGTTGACGTGCGCCGCCTTCTCGTCGCCGCTGGCGTGCGTGTTCAGCAGCTCGGCGAGTGTGGCCACGCGGTGGGTGTGAAAATGCCACCAGATCCGCTCACGCAGCCCGGCCGTCTGCTTGCGCGGCCGCTCGCCGGCTTTTCCGGGGGCGATCGCCTCGCCCGAGTCGGCGGCCAGCTTTCCGGTGTCCGTCAGCACATAGACGCCCGGGGCGAGACCGCCCGTCTCGGCACTGCGGCCGGTGCGGGTGCGCACATAGCCGCGTTTCTTGAGCACCTGGACGGCCTTGACCAGCGCTTTCCGGGGGTGCCCGGTGACCGCCGCGAGGCGGTCGAGGTCATGATTCCCGTCGGCGATCTCCGACAGGACTTGTGCGGAAATCCCCATTTAGCGCGCTCCCCGCAGGGTTTTCGGGGCGATCTTGGGGATCAGGCCCTGCTCGTGGTCGATCACCAGGGTGACGCCGCGCACATCGTCCAGGTCGATCCGCGAGGAATCCTTCCGCTTGGCAATGCGCTCCAGCGTGCTGATGGCGTTCTCGATCAGGCGGAACTTGCCGCCGGTCTGCTTGTGCACCAGCTCGCCGACGCCGTCGCCGATCGTCACTTCAGCCAGTTCGCGCACGAAGGTCACCGTGTCGGCGAGGCCGGCGTTCTTCATCTCCTCCTGGTGGCTGATCCGCGTGCGGATGTGCGCCGAGTCGGAAAACCGCGCCTTCTCGGAGTTGTGGCAGACCAGCAGGACGAAGGTGTTTGACGATTCGCCGAGGTTGCGCAGGTACTCGATGCCGGCCGCGTCGGTGCGCTGCCAGCGCATGGAAAGGCCGAACTGGGCCTCGTCGAAGACGATCGGCGAGCGCGATTCCTTGAGCGCGGCGATCTGGTCGGCCAACTCCGCCGAGCGGTTGCTCTTGTGCTTCAGGCCCAGTTGCTGGCTGATGCTCCAGATCAGGCCGTCGAGGTTTGAGGTAGGCTGAAAAAAGTGGAGTCCAACGTTTCGTAAAATGTGAGGAACGGAGGACAAGGATGGAACGACTACCGAAAGGGATCTACACGC